ACCCGGGACAACTTGATTAAAAGTCAGTACAAAAACACCCTTCAACCTACCTAAATAAGCCATTCTTCTATCTGAAAGTTGCAAAAAAGGTTGCATTTTTTAATGTRCTTAATTTAGTGATAAATTATYTGGACTCAGGAGTAGGAGTTCCATCCTTTTCCTTTAAAACATCAATAGCCTTGGCTATTACACCTGGAATTGGTATTCCCATCAACCCGGCATTTTCTATTATTGATATGGATTCATTTGCTATAAAAGCAATGATAACTGCATCCTTTATATAAGACGTATGCATAACTATATCAAGCCTTACTGCTACAAGCACAATAAGAAGTGCGACTCCTTTTCGGCATAACCCTTTAAAGCCTGCTCTGGATTCAAGTGCTCCTGATTCAGATTTTTTACTTTTCTTAAAAACTCCCGCAACAATGAGTCCGGTAGCATAATCAATAGACATAAAAACAATAAGAGTAATCAAAGCATCACTCCATCCACCAAACATAGCTGCTATAACTCCTCCTACTATCCCTACTGTTGAATATAAAATGTTTGATTTCATGTAAATCCTCCTATTCTATAAGCTCATACTTATCAAACTTCGGTGTTGCTGTATCATATTCTTTCTGATATTTACCTTTATTATCTACCCAGTAGTAAAGCTCCTTATCAGAATCCTTTATATATCCACTTTTCGCCATCACACCACTACTTGTGAGATAGTAGTCAGCACCATCAACATTTATCCATTGTCCACTAAGCATAGCTCCGTCTTGTGGATTAAGATAATACCATTCATCATTATCCTGTTTAAACCAGCCTGTAATCATATAACCTGCTTCATCTGTTACATACCATCTATCATCGGATTTTATCCACTGACCTTTTAATACCACGCCATTAAACTCATATATCCACTTGCCGTCAAACTGCACCCATCCTGTAAAGGAATTCTTTTGATGCATCTTACAAGCCTTATAAGCACACCAACTTGTTAGTTGTTCGCACCAGTAAGCCGGATGGTTGCCATCACAATTTTCCTTATACCATTCTCCATACTTAGTGTAATTATTTCTACCTACATTGGTATGTTTGCCGTCAAGACCTGCATTGCTTGCCTTTTCCTCATAGCCTATTTCCTCACAAGCTACTTTTACAAGTTCTTCAGCTGTACAGGTATTACCGCCAAATAATGGACTACAAAAACAATTGATTCTATTAGTTCCTCCCACCTCTCGCAAAGTGAATATGTATTTTTTTCTTGCTACACATCCACCGTTTCTATCAAAACTTACAGAACTTGTATTACCCTCAACTGTTTCAATACTATATCTGTCCCCACTCTTTTCTACGGATACAACAATTCCTACATGCGCCACTCTGCCAAGACTCTGACTATAAAAGTATACTTTATCCCCGATATGTGGTTCTCTGCCAACTCTTCCTCTTCTACTTAGTAAAGCTTTGCCTGCTAAAGTAAATTGTGTGTAATCTCCACCCATAAGTTTTTTACCTGCCTCAAAAGCACTATCCATTTTATCTCCCTTCTAAAAAAGAGCCATGAAAATTGATTCCTCATTTTTCATAACTCTTTTATTACCTACTGTTTTTCTACCGCATTTGATGGAGTTGCTGTAATCCCTTCGATAATTCTATAATTATCATCAATCTCTCCATTTTTCTTCATTTCCTCAAGCCTATTCTTAACCTTTTCTCTCCAGAACTTAGGGACATCTTCCAATTCCTTTAATCCATGAATTATTTTATAAACATAAAAAGCTATCATTTTATACCCTCCCCTGTTTTTTCATCTATTCCAATATTTTCTGCAAAACTTGCAGTCATGGCTGAAATATCTTCTATAGCTTTATCCTGAACATTGACAATCTCCTTTACCCTCTCAAGCTCAATTTCTAAATCCTGAATTTTTTCAAGCTCTATTTCTGCCTTGATCTTCTTACCCGGTTCTACTTTTATTTGTTTTATTCTTCTATTTTCATACTCAGCTACAACAACGTCTCCTGCATATGCAAGAATTCTTTTTAAGTTTTCAGATGTTAGCTCATTTACAAAATCGGCAAATTCTGTAATATTTTCAAAACTAACTGATAAACTGGCTTCTGTGCTTTCCTGATCTATATCTACCCTGATACCATTTTTAAGAATGATGTAATTTTCCATATATTCCTCCTAAATAATTTTTGTCCAATTATCCCTTTGATACTCTGATATCGTATGGTTACCACTACCCGGATGTCTCATGAATCCTTTCCATATACTTCCTGAATACATACCAATTGCAAATACAGGTATTTGCCAATCTGGAAGTTGTGCAAGCACAACCAAATAAAAATACTTTTCTTCACCTTGTGGCATATCCCATAAATTGTTAGGATCATTATGATATATTCCAATTTGAGTAATCTCTCCTCTCCAACTAACTTGTCCTCGGCTTTGAAATACCTGTCCTATTTTATCGCTCAATGTTTTCCCCATCACGGCATCAAGTGCTGCAACTCCTGCCTGTGTAGCCAAAGCATTATTCACAAGTGCCGGAGTTGTACCCGGAACTCCCTGTGCGCCCTGTGGCCCCCTCTCTCCTTGTTGGCCTCTATCCCCCTGTGGTCCTTTAATATTTCCAATCAATATTCTTGCCATATTTCCTCCTAATCTATAATCAAATATAAATTACCTGTACTCTGCTCATATTCAAAATTAGGCGGAGTTTCTCCGTCAGGTGTTACAACATATAAATCTCCTGAAGCATCAACTTCTAACGTGAAAAAACCACTTGCAGTAGCTGTTATTCCACTTGCTCCTGTCGCTCCCTTTTCTCCTCTGTCTCCTTTATCACCTTTGAATTCACCTGCCTGTAACCGTCTAACAACATCATTCCTAACTGAATCTGTAGCCTGAGCGGAAGTATTTGCTGTATTTGCTGCTCCATTTGCTCTTGCTATCGCCGGCTCTAATTCACTTAGAGTTGTATTGATATTTTGTGCCGATTGACTAACATCATCTATTGCTTCATTTACAGAACTTTGTATTTTTTGGAATGCCCTGGAGTTTGCACTTCTAACTTCTTCACCATAAATAGCCTCTTCCCAATCCTTTATTTCTCTTGTAAGATCTATCCTTGTACTCATACTTGCTCCTTAAGTTCTATTTTCTCTTATCTTTCTGGAAATCATTTCTTCAATCTCCTCTCCATTTACAACCAATTCACCTTCTACTCTAACCTGACCGTCATTAACTAAAAACACCGTATTCTCTGATCCACGCCCTTGCTGATAACCTGCCCATAAATACCATCTTCCATGTCCACCATCGGCACCACTCATTCCGGTACACTCATCACTTGACTGCAGTATATGTCTCGATGTATCTCTTACTTCAAAATCTCCAATTCTAACATTTTCTTTATTTGCCGAGAAATAGATTTCACTACCACCTTCTATGGTAGTTCCTTCTATGCTTCCACCTTTGATGCTGTTTCCCTCTATTGACGAGCCTTTTATTGTAGTTCCTTCTATGTTTCCACCTTTTATGCTGTTTCCCTCGATTGATGAGCCTTTTATAATTCCCTTATTTACAGAAATACCGTTTTTATCAATAACGCAAAGTGTCTCATTGTTTGTACTCTTTACAAGAATCTGACCGTCTCGCCCTGTTCCGTCTCCTCCAACCTCAAGAGTTCCGCCTCTAATTCTGTCAGCAAGCATTGTACCAACATCAATGAATTCAGCCCTCAAGTGCCCGTCAATAGTCCAAGCATTTAGGTATTCTCCATTAACTCCGTTTCTACTAAAGCCAATTCCGTTCTGATTTATCTGTATAACATTAACCGCCTGAGCCTTATTGGCAGTGTCCATAACAAGAATTCGCCAAGGTTGTACCAAATCACCATTATCATTAAACGTATCGAGCACCACTGCTCCACCTTTAACTCCTGTAATTGTCTTTAACCCATCATCTAACTTATTATTGATTGTTAGTGCCGTGTCTTTGATCTCCCTAGTCATATTCTGTTCTAGTACAAGAGATGCATCGCTAACTTTTGCTGTATATGTGCTTTGCCTCATTCCAAACGTGAACACATCTCTTTCCGGTTCATCCAAATGACTTTCTTTTTCAGTTACAAAATACATAGTCTCTAACTTATGAAATGGACTGATTACTTTTGTATTTCTTCCGACTTTTATTGGACTCATTGTACTATCTATATGTGATAAATCGACTGCAGATAACTTAAAGCTATTAGGAAGTTCTTTACTTAAGACCTCTTTTCTGGCCTTCTTTAGTAAATTTTCAGGAAGAGTAACATCATCCCAAGACTTTGTACCCACAATAACTCCGTATCGCTCTATAAGTGCCGGATTGTCCACATAATCAATACCGCCGTTAACAGTTTTTATTGTTATTGCTACTTCATTGACCTTTGCTCCGGTCGGTATTAATCTTGTATAAAATTCATTATTGTTTTCACTTGACTCATAATCGATCAGGTTTTCATCAACACTAATTATCTGTGTATTATCGTCCCCATAATTCCATATATAATCAAGAAAAATCACTCCATTTTCATGTCGTGTCTTTAAATATCCCCCTAACAGCTTTGTCAACTTTGCATCCAGTTCTTCAAGCGTCTTTATATAACTATTGTTTTCTCTGTGTATGTAATCATTAGAATCCGATACAACAATACTTCCTGTATATATTCTTTTTTCCGTCTCAACCTGTGCATTGTGGTTACCAAGAATATAATCAATATAACCTCTAACAGTACCGCTATAGCCATATGACACTTGTATAGAATCATTTAAAAGTCCAAGTTCACCCTCACAAATAACTGTTTTAGTATTGTAAAAGTCTTTGCTTATGTTGATAACTCTTCCATACCAAACTTCTTCAGCATCTCTCTCAACGCTTATATATGTCTTATACATAACAACATCTTCATAATTTGGATGAAAGAGATTTATATCAAATTCTAATGTTCCGGATTTCCCCACAACTTCTTTTAAAACCGGTGTTACTACTTGATCGTCACTATAGGGTTCTGAGAGCATAAATGTTCTACCATCTAATATTCCTTTTATGGCGTACATTAAAGCATTCCCCCTTTGTAAATAATTGAAACCACTCCATTACCAATAAACTTATATACATTATCACCTTCTTTTGTTGCCAACTTGTAGATGTTGTTATTTCCCGATGATAAGTTATAAGTAGCTCCATTAAACTCTACTTGCATAGTTGAATTTGAAATAATCAAAGGTATTACAGGCTTAGCCAAGCCTCTGATATTTAATGTATAGCTTCCATTGACAGCAATGTTCTTATATCTTCTAATAATTCCAGTTTTAAAATTAAACGGATTCCACAACCACTTATCTCCAAGCTCCGCATTAACCTCTACCTTATAAGGTTTGCACTCACATTCTATTGACACTATCGAGAAAGGCTTATATTCCTTGTCGAAAGATAACTTACATCTACCCTCATAATAATAACCCTTGTCATTATCAAGAATTATTCTGTGATTTTCTCCATGTAAGTAATTTGCAATCTTTGACATATTCATTGCCCATTCACCTGCAGATATTTCTCTAACCAAAAAGGTAGCCGTTATCACACGACTACCATACATAACCTTCCCAAAAACTTTTGTTAAATCTATAAATCCATCCGATCCACTTAGTTCAACTATTTTAGTCTTTACTTCCGGAAAACCTACTTCTATATCTTTACAAATTAACCCAAAATCATTAAACGTATGCTTATTACCAAATGTAATACCCATATCTCTCATTTCCATCATACAGCACCTCTTAATTCCAAGCTACTTGTAGACCCTAATGCACGATTTACTTCCGGACTTGCTATTCTTCCAACTTTTTTGCCGTCCATAACTATATAAAACTTAGATAACGCATCTGTTATATTGCCAAGTATATCAATTGATTCGCTACCACCTGATGTAGTGTCAATTGAATCCATCGTCAATTGAGTTGAACGTGCCTCTTGCATAATCCTTGCATTTACTTCGTCAAATGTAATAGACTTTGCGTTTCCGTTAATTCCTTCTGCAATTCCTGCCGGAATATACTTACCAATCTCGTCTCTCATAAGCCTTGAAGGAGAATGAATACCAAGAAAGTTCTTTGCTGCATCAAATGCTTCTTTGGCTGCATTCTTTGCCGCCTCTGCAACCTTTCCTGCTGCACTCTTTATCCCATTGGCCATTCCCTCAATAAGCTGTTTGCCAATATCAATTAAATTAATACTTTTTACCGTACTGATAATTTCACTTCCAAGCTTTGTCATTTCAGAGATCACACTTGAAACTTTTCCTGCTATTCCACTTGCCAATCCTGCTATTATCTGAATACCTGCCTGCATAAGTTGAGTCTGTAGGACCATTATAGACTTGACTATACTTAATGCCAAATTCGATATTGCTGATAATATCTGTGGCATTGCCTGCACAAGTCCACTTAAAAGTGCTCCTATTATCTGTACTCCTGTAGCTAAAATACCCGGCAAATTTGCAATTAAAGTCTTCGCTATATCAATTATTATTTCAGTAGCCTTAGATACTAAACTTGGAAGATTTTGAGAAATTCCATTGATTAGCGATGTTATAATCTCAACTCCGGTTGTTATGATTGTTGGTAAAGCTGATACTAATGCCTGTACCATATTTTGAATCACTTGAATAGCTGTCTCTATAATTTGTGGAAGTGAATTAACAATACCGTCGATTAGTGCATTTAATATTTCCATGCCCTTTTCTAAAAACTCAGGAATACCATCTGCAATTTTTTGCACTAAACTTGATATTATTTCTGCAGTATTGCCAACCGCTTCACCATTAAGTGACATCATTCCCGTAATAAATCCTGTAATTATTTGAATACCAGCTGTAATCAATTCAGGTAATGCATCCATAACAGTACTTATGATGTTTCCAATTGCATCCATCATTGATAATGCAATATTCACTTTTCCACTCTCAAATCCTGATAATATTCCAAGTATCAAATCTGCTCCGGATTTCAACAACATCGGCAACGCTGTCGCTATCGCTGTTATTAGACCGCTTATAATTGTTCCTGCTGCTGAGATAATATTGGGTAGTGCTGACACAAGTCCACTTACCAAATTTGTTATAATCCCAACGCCACTCTGTAACAGCTGTGGTAAATTAGTTGATATTCCTGAATTTAATGATGTAACAAAGCTCATTGCCGAACCTTGCCAATCATAGTTAATCAGCGTGTTTGCAATCTCTGTAACCAAGTTTGTAATGACTGATAAAACCTTAGGAATACCTGCAACTATGCCTTCAACTATTCCAACAACCAGTCCCGGAACTGCAGCTAGTATATTACCTAGCATAGGCATAAGATTGTCAAAAACAAATGTAAATACACTTTCAGTTAATGCCTGTAATTTCGGGCCTATATCTTCACCAAGCGCAATAGATCCCATTAAGTTTTGAGCCGCCGCCTTCATTGCAGACATAGATCCCTCAAATGTCGTTGCACCCTCTCTTGCTGTTGTTCCGGTAACTCCTAATTCATCTTGTATGACATGAATTGCACTGTACACATCTGATAAGTTATTCATGTCATACTTGACCCCTGTCAGCTTTTGAGCATCTGAAAGCAAACGCTCCATCTCAGTTTTTGTACCGCCATATCCCAACTTGAGGTTATCAAGCATATTATAGTTTCCTTTGGCAAATCCTTGGTACGCCATTTGGATACTATCCATTGATGAACCCATCTTATTTGCATTATCCGACATATCAATAATAGCTGTATTTGCCGCCTCTGCCGCCTTTGCTGTATCTCCGCCTACACCTTTAAGCAAAGCGGCGGCAAAGCTTGTTGAGGTTTGCATATAGTCATTTGCACTCATTCCGGCTGTCTTATACGCCTCATTTGCATACTTTATCATTGTATCAGAAGATTCCTTATACAATGTTTCTATACCCCCTATAGACTGCTGCAATGCACTTCCTTCGCTAAGAGTAGACTTTATCAGCGCTCCAATTCCTGCTGCTGCAATCGCACCTTTAATAGCACCTGCAATATTTAGTCCTGCACTATTTCCTGCGCTCTCAGCCTCACCACCAAGCTCTTCAGTCAACCTGCCCTTTATTCCATCTGCCGAAGGTATGATTTGCACATATGCCTTAGCAATTTCTGTTCCTGCCAAATGTTCACCCCCTCATCTTATTCCAGGCATTTTCAAAACTTTTGCCATCACTGAAACCAATAATATTATCTACATTATCAGCATTTTCGATTTCCTCAAATAGTGATTTAGGCTTGTTCCTATTCTTGGCCCCATCTCTTGTTTTCATCCAAACTATCAGCCTAAGATAATCAACAATCATCATCTTTAGCGCTTGATCAACGCTAAACTTTGCTCCTGACAGTAGCGTCTTACTTCTACTATCTTCCCTCAACCCTGCTACTAATATAGCAATAAAAAAAGGCTCATATGCCTCATAGTTGTATATATGATACACTTCTGCAAGGTCGCATATCATAGCCTCTTCATTGCACATCATAGCAGCAAGGATTAAGAGTTTTTTAATTCTTTTACACTCTCACAAACATCTGTGAATAGTCCACTTATTTTTTCTATTGGAACTCTACCCTTATCATCAGCTAAAAATTCCAACATTCTCTCGAACTGTTCCTCACCAAATATCTTTTCCATAGCTTCGGAATAAAGAGTGATATCATCATCTTTTGACGCTCTGGCCAACATTCTTATCATTCTAAAATCATTAAGATTTTTCTCATCGATCTCAAACTCAAAACCGTTCTTTGATTTTCCTGCTATCATTCTTTAACCCTTCTTCATATACTCAATATGTGTATTTCCGTCTGTATTCGGTAATGCCGAAACAGTAACCTGATATCCTAATGCTTCACTGTCAGCATACTTGATTTCACCTGTCTCAGTTATCTTTCCATTAGGTATTACAACTCTTTTAGCAACATTATCCCTAAGGATCATATCAATAACATATACGGCCTCTTCTCTTTCCTTAGAATTAGCCTTTATAGTAATCCCAGTAGAAATATCTCCTGCAACATTATCCTCACCATATATCATTTTTAAAACTTCAACATTAAGCCCCTCAATCATTGTGAACTCAAATGTATCAGGTCTCTCTTTCTCAAACTCTAATACAGTATCGCCGCCCCATGCCTTAACCGAATCTGTTTCAGCCGAATTTGAATTTGTTACTCCATCCTCTGAAATATAACCAAGATTTTTAAATGCCTGGTCCAAATCACTTACCGCATCACCGGGTATTGCAGTACCAAGCGGTGCTCTAAACACCGCTCCACCTACCTTTGGTTTACCGGTGGTTACATTCTTAGCATTATTCTTAGACATTTTTGCTCCTTTCTAAATAAAAAGCATCCTGAATAAATCAGAATGCTTAATCAAAAAACACAATATTATATACAGCTTGGTATCTGTACCTTTTTGTTGCTGTATCTGTAAAATTATAATCACTATTCAGTTTACAGCTACTTATCTCAGGTAGCTCTATCATCTCATCCATTGCCTTTTTGACTTTATCATTCAATACTGCTGCATTAAGCAAAGTATCAGAATACGATTGTAATGCTACCGTCACATGATAAATATAATCCTCAACTCCTGATGACGTCTTTTCAACAATAATGAACTCTTTCGGTGGACTTTCAGGAATTTCCGCATACACCTTTATCCCAAGCTTATCTCTTAGATATTTTATAATCCTA